CTCTGCTGCTGTCTCGATATCAATTGTAAAGACACGAATCTTAGTACTATCAAATTTAACTTGATCTTCTGGATGTTCCGTTGCCATATATTGATACAAGAACCTAGTGTTCCCATGTATCTCAAAGTCTGGAACTTCCTTATATCGTTTTACAAATTCTCTTGCCTCTGTAATAGAACCAAACTTATGTGGTTCTACTGGTTGATTGTCTAATGTTCTCCATTCAGAATAATTCTTTGAAGGCAAATATAGCGTGGGGTTGAAAGGAACCCTCACGCTATATCTGTTACCATTATCATAACCACGCACTAGCAAACGATTGCCAGCTTGTTCAACGCTTGTGTAGAACTTCATTCACTCAACACTTCTGGTTTGTAACCGTAGTACCTAGAAAGGAGATCCTTACCAGGTTCTACAAATGTTATTATATCAGATGAACGGACAACTGTCTCCTTTTCATCTGCAAAAGGTAACCAATCTTTAAGATCAGTACCATCTATAAGCATAGGTTCTACTAGAATGCAATCAGGATCACCCAACTGTGTTCCTTCAATCTCCTCCACCTTCGCCAGTATCCACTGGTTCTTCAGTAGCATTACTTGTAGGTTCTTCGGTTGGTTCTCCTCCATCATTTACCTCAAAAAAGATTTGTTCTTCTGTTAGACCTACTTGTTTCAGTCTAGTTACATAATTATCTAGTATACCATTATCAGGTAGAACACATGAAATAATATGTTCTCCACCGATTCTGTGTTCTTCCACAGGACTATATGGACACCACCTTTCATATCGAATAGGAATTGTTCCATCATCATTAACTTCACCTAATGATAAAGTATAAGGATAAAGAAGCCTGTAACCTATAACCCTTTGTTCTTGATCTTCAGTGCGTATTTCACCAAAAATAGATAGGACTCTTTCAGAAGTGTCGAGAGTAACTACTCGCACATTGTGATTAGTCCTTAGTTCAGTTTGTTCCGTCATGTATTTCTTTTGATAGTTTTAATGAACTTTCCAATTCAACTTCACGTTTTTCTTTAATCTTTTGTTCGTATGACGTTTGCAATCCTGGTTCAGGATTGCTAATAGTCATAACTGCATCATAAGGCATCTTAAACTGCCAGTCAGATGAATAAGGATTCCACTTGCTAAAGCGTACCTTATATTCTGCACCTAGTTGTTCAGTGAGATACTGTGGTTCAGAGGTATCTAAATGTAGGACGTATGGATCTTCCATGAGAAGACATACACCCTTCTTATCATCCCCTTCTCCATCATATATTTCCTTGAGTTCCGTGATAACACGTTCCCCTGTTCTAAGGGTTATTACTTGACAGGCCATATCTTATTCACTCTTTGTTTAGTATAGCATTAAGAAGCAGAAGCGTCAAGCTTTTTAAGTTCCTTTCCGAACCAAAGCTTATGCTTCTGCGCTTCTGGTATATGCTTCTGTAGATCAATTGTTAGAAGTCCGTTCTCAAATGTAACATTATCTACTTCTACATCTGCTCCTAACTGCCAACTTCTAGTAAATGATCTAGATGCTATACCTTTATGTTTGTAATCATTATTGTCTTCTTTAACTGGATATGCTCTAACATTTAAAACATTTCGTTCTGTTGTGACTTCGATATCATCTCCTGAAAATCCAGCAAGAGCGATTTCCAAACTGGTTCTGCCATCAGGTCCGTCAATGACGTTGTAAGGTGGATAATTACTTCCTGCTGTTGCGATAGACTCAAGTCTTTGAAATGTTTCATCAAAACCAATAGAAAATGGTGTGTAATGTTCCCATACAAAATGGGATAGGTCTTTGTTACCCATGATTCTTAGCTCCTTTAATAAGCGAGTTTATATTTTGTGTACCCCGAAGGCATACACTACTAATTATAACACATCCCTATGGAACTGGGATACGGTTTATTCGACTTCTTGTTTCTTTCTACCAATATTATATTTGGATTCGAGAGTCCATTCACCCTTCTCTTTAAATGAAAGAACTTTAATCTGGTTCAGTGGTGCCAGATCAGAAATTTGTTCTACATTTACTACACTAAGAAGTCCCCAATCACTCAAGAGTTGTACAATACGATTACGACGTTGTACATCATTCAATGAAAGATTTGTTTTCTTTCCATCAAGTGCGAAGAGTTCCTTGAAATGAACTATGTAATACTTACCTTGCTTGTGTAGAATATGACATGATTGATAGATCTTTTTTTCTTTACGTGATGCAACACCAATTCTTGTTAGTGTCTCTCTTACCTTTAAGAAATC